GTGAAGGGCTGGTTGGCGGTCAGCACGATCATGGCTGAGGGCTTGCACACCCGCTGATATTCGCGCCAGAGCGGTTCGAAGGGTATCACCGCGTCCCACGCGCACGCCGTCGTCCCATACGGCAAATCCGTGATGATGGCATCAATCGACTGATCCGGCAGCAGCGCCAGCAGGTCGAGCGCCTCAATGTGGTGCACCTTGTTCAGCAGCACGTTGTCCAGCAGGTAGCGCTGCATCATCGCTGTGGGCTGTGCGAAATTCATTTCTGTAAGCCTTCCTTCTTGTCTCCCCTCTCCCTTGGGAGAGAGGTCGGGGGTGAGGTTGCCACTACACCGCCTCCAACTACCGTACTTTAATCCAGCCCAAACAGCGCCAAATGCACACCGTCCATTCCTCAGCATCTTCATAGCGCAGACGAGCCACGCACAACCGCCGCCAGCCCCATCGGGTAATGCTCAGGTCGATTTTAGGTTCGTCCATTGGTAAGCCTTCCTTCTTGTCTCCCCTCTCCTTTAGGAGAGGGGTCGGGGGTGAGGTTGCCCTACACCGCCTCCAACTGCCGCACCATGATCTCGACCCATCCATAGCGAATAATCTGCCACGGCTCATCTAGCGGCTTGACCGCCTGCCCGTTGTAGTCCGCCCACACCGACCGCGCTTTGTTCGTCGGCAGGCTGATCGTCACCGCGGCATAGTCGGCGCTCGTCAACCCGAACGCCGCATACAGCTTGTCCAGTGCGGCCCCATCCGGCGCATTAAAGCGCAGCCGGGCGAACGCCTCGCCGTCCCGGTACACCGCGCTCGGCGTGACCATCTGCATGGGATATTCCAGCCCGTTGGTATGCGGCTGCGGCTCCAACCGCTTCAGCGCCGTTTGACTCGTCCCCACGGCCACTGCAAAACTGTTCGCACTATTTGCCATAGTTACCCCGCCGCCACGCGCTCAAGGAACGCCACAAACCCCTCATAATCCGCCTGCCCGCCGTTCATGGCGTTGTATTGCACCGTCAAGTTGCCGATGCTCACCCCGCCCATGCGATTATTCGGCACAATCGATCCTGACGAGCCCGGCACGAACAATTCCGGCCCCCGCTCGCCCACAATGTACGGCGACCCGCCCATGACCGGCCCACCCGCCGCGCGCATCGGCAGCGCCCGCCCGGCAAACGCCGTCCCCACATTGTTGAACGCTGTGCCGCTCCCGCCCTTCGTCGACGAGCTGCTGATCACCATCGGTTTATTGGATACGCCGCCCGATGGGAAGATATTGCCCGTCGCCCAGTTCTCGTCGACATAATCCTGCGCCGCGGTATACGCCGGGCCGCGGCTCACGATCAATTGCAGGATCTCCCACAACTGTTTCGCCGCCGTGAACGCCCGCCGCATCGCATCGCCGATGCTGTCCACCGTATCCTTGAAGCCCATCCAGTTGGTGGTGTACGCCGCCACCAGCCCGCCGACCAGCAGCAGCACGCCCATCAGCGGCAGCAGCGCCGACCCGGTCAGCAGGCCAATCGCCCCGCCCACCAGCCCGATGATGGTCCCAAACGCGCTGAGCACCGTCCCCGCCGCGCCGATCACCGTCCCGAGGATCACCAGCCCGCCCGCAAACAGCGCCACGATGCCCACCACCTTGGCGATGCTCGTCGTCAGTTGCGGATTAGCCTTTGCCCAGTCGGTGATCGTGTTGATCGTCTCCGTCAAATCGCCCACCAGCGGCGACAATACATCATTCATAAATGGGGTGAGCGCTTCGATCTGCAGCGTCTCAATCGACCCTTTGAGGCTTTCCGTCGCCCCGGCAAACGTGCCCATCCGCGCCGCCGCCACGTCTGCCGCGTCCGCGCTCGCGCCCATGCTGTTCAGCATCGTTTCCATGTCAATCGACGAGGTGAGCGCCGTCAACCCCAGCAGGCCATACGACCCCGCCAGATCCGTGAACGCCTGCTGGCGCTGCTCGTCGGTCATGTTGCGGCTGGCCTGCTCAATCTCTTCCAGCACCAGCGGCAGCGGTCGCAGTTGACCATTGGCGTCATACAGCGCGCTCCCAAACGCTTCCCACGCCGAATTGACCGCGTCCGTATCGCGGCTCATATTCAGCAGCATGGATCGGAGCTGCGTGCCCGCTTCTGCGCCCTTCACGCCGTTTTCCGCAAAGATGGCGAAGATCGCCGCCGTCTCGTCGACGCTCAGCCCGAATTGGTTCGCCACGCCGCCGACATTGGCGAACGCATCGCCCAAATCGCCCATGCTCGCCGATGATGCGCCTGCCGCCCGGCTCAGCGCATTGACTACCGTGCGCGCCCTCGTCACCGGCATCCGGAAGGCTGCTAGAATGTTGGTTACATCATCCGCCGACGATCCCAGATCCTCGCCCGATGCCGCCGCCGCATCCAGCACCGCTGGCAGCGTGGCGATCGCTTCTTCTGCCGTCTGCCCGCTGCTCAATAGCTCTAAGAAGGCGTCCGCCGCCTGCTGCGCGCTGAAGCTTGTGTCCGCGCCCATTTGCAGCGCCAGCGTGCGGACTTCCTCAAGCGAATCCCCCGCTAACCCGGTCCTCGCGCTGATCGTCGCCATCGCCTGCTCAAACGTCGCCGCGACGCTCACGCCCTGCGCGCCAAACGCCACCAGCGGCGCGACCATCAGCCCAATCTGCGTCCCCGCGCTCTGCAGCTCTCCGCCAAATCGCGTCAGCCTGCCCGCCAGCCGGTCAAGCCCGGTTTCAAACGCGCTCATCTGCGCGCTTGCGTTGTCTCTCAGTTCGATTGTGGCGAACAGACTCGCCACCTGTAAGGCATTAAACATCGCTGATTCCCCCTACCATCAGCCTACCCTCTCCGCTGCGGAATAACGCGCAGGGGGAAATAAAAAACGGGCTTGCGCCCGTCACTTCTTTCTCCGCGGATACTCTTGCTCATCCGCCCACATGATGTTCATCACGTCCTCGACGTCTGCCGCTGGCATGGCGTCGACCTCCCCCGGCGTGATGTGCAGCCACTGCGCCACCCGTATCCGGTTGATTCGTTCCGCCTCGTCTGTTTCCAAAAACACTTGTTTCGGAAACATCCGTTTCATGTACAGGGCTTCCCCTAGCGTTTTTTTTCGCCGGGGGCTTGAGGCTGCGCCATCCGCGTCAATTCCTCGTATTTGTCCTGTGACAGCTTGTCGATCCAATTGGCATCGTTCAGATCCACGTCCCAGTCATCCGGCACGCTGACCACCACTTTCATGAGCATCGCATCCGCCGCGCTGATAATCCGGTCGAGCGCTTCCACATCTTCCTCGCGCTGCGCCCGCCGCGCTTCCATTTCCAGCAGCGCCGCGCGTTTGCTCTCCCCGTGCGTGATGCGGCTGCGGTCGATCACCAGCCCATTCCCGTTATCCTGCTGCATCGCTTTCCATCCTTATCTTGTCTCCCCTCTCCTCTAGGAGAGGGGTCGGGGGTGAGGTTAGCTGTACACGCCGCCAGCGAACATATTGACGCTCGGCGCATCCGCCCCATCTAGCGTCAGCGAGAACTTGACCGCATCCTTGGCGACCGTTTCGCCGTGATCATTGCTCGACACAATGCACGACTGCACGTGCCGCGGCTTGCCGCTCACCGCGTCTTCCGGCCCATATTCCAGCGTGACAATCGAGCCCGGCGCGATCTTCTGGATGTACGTCTGCACGTTGGCCGCGTCATACATCAGCGTGATCGAAAAGCTGATGTCATTCAGTCCTGCCGCGCGCATATTCCAGTCCGTCCCGCTGCCTGCCGTGGTATCCACCGGCGAATTGCTCGCCGACACGCTCACATCGACGAAATACGCATCGACCTCGGTGCTGTCCAGCTTCAGGAAAACTGTGTTTTCCGCGTATGTAGCACACACTAGATTCTCTCCATCCTGAAACGGAACCGATGCCCGGCGTGGTAGATCTGCCGCCCGTCGACCGTCTCAATCATATGAACAATCGTTTCCTGCTTCACGTTGAGCACGGCCCATTCGCTCCCGGCATTCAACGCCGCCGCGCTCGAATAGTCCGCATCATTGAATAGCGTGCTGATCCGCCCTGCCCCGCTGAACGCCTGCGCCAGTGTCTCCGTCACGATCTTGATCTGCAGCACAATCTCCGCGTCCTGCACGCGCCGCGCATTGATCTCGCCGCCGCCTGCCCAACTGTAGACCACATACGGCTTCTCCGTGCCGCTCGGCGCAAGATCCGGGAATACTTTCCCGTCCCA